ACCCAATCCAAGAGTACTCGAGAAGGCACTGCGTGATGCAGGGCTTTCAAGAAAGGATGCAACCGCTGCATCCGCGCTGCTGAAACAGATTATTGAACAGCGTGATGCTGAATCTGCAAAGCAACCCGCTCAACCGAGTGATTCGGACGCAGCGGTGAAACTGCTAGAAGCGCTCCAATACCGCGAGCTGCTGAAGGCAATCGCAACCCGATAAAGGAACTATCATGCTTGAAAAAGTCATTGAAAAACTAGACGCAATTGAAGCGTCTAACGCTGCAAAACTTCAGGAAACCGCTGAGGCTGTTAAGACTCAGGTTAATGAAGCTGTAGAAACCCTCAAAACGGAAACCGAGCAAAAGATCGCTGCACTTGAAGCAAAAATCGGCGCTCCTTCCATCATCCGCCCAATCCACAAGACTGTTCGTGGTGAGGCCAATCGTCGCTTCCGCGATGTGCTCAAAGAGTACATGAAGGGTGGCAATCAAGTTGAGCGCGAAGTTAAGATCTTTGAATCGGTAGACCAGTTTGACGGTTACATCCGTGAAGCATCTGCGCTTACCGGCTCAGGCTACGATGTTGGTGGCCGTACCGCTTACGATCCCGTGTTTGCTGCTAAGCGTCTCGGAAATCCGATGATGGATCTTTCCCGCATCGTTGCAACTGACGGTTCGGCTTATCAGTTCCGCGTTAAGACAGGAAACGCTGGCGCTCAGTGGGGCTATACGGTCCAAAACAACGGAGCGTCCACGACTGAAGCAACGTCGATTTGGCAAGTGATCCTCAAAGACTTGAACGCACAGTTCCCAATCAGAACCGCTGCGCTTGACGATATTGATGGTCTTGAGCCTAACGTCGTTGACGATATGCTGATGGAATTCCAGCAGGCAATGGCAACCTCGATGATTCAGAACAACGATCAGAGCGGAACCGGAACCTCGGTATCGACAGGCGGCGCTGACGGTCTGCGCGGTCTAGATCAGTACGCTGGAGCAAATGCAACCTACACGGGCGGCACTGTTTCCACGGCAGCATTTGGAACCTCGGGAACGGCAACGACCAACGGTCTGCATAGTCTTGCGACGTATGACCAGCTCACAACTAACGCAAATACTGTCGGTGCAAATAACATCGTTTACAAAGACGTTGTTAACTTCATCTACAGCTTGCCGCAGCAGTACTGGACCCCGACCGCTCGCTTCATGATTAACCCAATCTTGTTGCAAGGCATCCGTGGTTTGGTTGACGATCAAAAGCGTCCGATCTACATCGACGGTCTTTCGCGTGATGATGGCATCGTTGGCAAGTTGCTCGGCTTTGATGTGGTGGTTAACAAGTACGTTGACAATCCCAGCCAACCAACAACCGGCGCGGCAGGTACAACGTCTTATTACCCAATGTACTTTGCTGACTTCCAGCAGTTCCACACCATCGTTATGCGCCTGAGCATGGTTCTGCGTCGCTACGACCAGACGCTCCCAGGCTCAATCACGTTCTACGGCGAGACCCGCGCAGCAACTTCTGTGCGCGATCCTAACGCCGGTGTACGTTATCGCTCGACTGGCACTGCGGCTTAATTTAAGAGGGCGAAAGCCCTCTCCCTCTATGGAGAGACTATGAAACAGGTGATTTTAGAAGGGCTTAAGCAGGCTCTCCACGAGGGCAAAGCCAAGGTGAACCTCGCTGAAGCCTCAGCCCTTACGGGCTCGGGCTCCGGCGTTGGTGGCCGGGTCTATAACGAAGATGTATTTGCAAGTCTGCGTTACTGGAACCCTTTCCGCGTCTACGCTAATCAGACGATGACTGCGGATTCAGACATTCAGTTCACCGTTAAAACTGGTAACGCTGCAAACAGCACAAACCCCTGGGGATACACGGTTAACGCTAACTCAGGTTCACCGAATATCGCGACATCAATTTGGCAGCTTCCAATGCGCGTTATATCGGCTCAGATGCCTATTCGCGCGGCAGCGATGGATGACATTAATGGATTGGATGCTGCGCTTGCTGAAGATCTTGCGATGGAATTCAGCCAGATCGAAGCCGCGTCAATGGCAGTCAATAACGATCAGGCAGGATCGACCACTACAAGCACAGGCGCGACTAATGGTCTGCGTGGTCTCAAGATGTACGCAGGAACCGCGGGTTCTACTGCTGCTTATGGTTCATCTGGTACGGCAATCACAAACGGCATTCACACGCTCAACACTGTCGGCTATACGCATAGCGGCGGCATCGAGTGGGAAACGCTTGTAGACCTCGCAAATGCTCTTCCTGGGCAGTTTTGGAGGATGCCAGGAACGGCGTGGATGATGCACCCGACCGCTATTCAGACGCTGCGTGAATATACGCATAGCGGCAACTCTTACGCGCTTGTTGAGGTTGGCGAGAAAGATGAGGGTCCGGGCGTAAACATCATGGGATGGCCGGTCATTGCTAACCCGTACTTGGATGCTCCGGCTTCTGGCGCATGTCCGATCTATCTAGCCAATTGGCCGCGCTTTATGTGGATCGTCGATCATTCTGAAATGACGCTCCAAAGAATGGAGCAAACGCAGCCTGGAACCATTACGATCTATGCTGAAAAGCGTATGGTCTCGACGGTTCGTGATGTAACCGCTGGTGTTCGTTTGATCGGAACCTAATATGCCAAGCCAGCTACAAGGTAATTTCGGCGCGGGTTCTAGAAACCCGTTCAACTACTCGAAAGTTATTCAGAGTAACCGCGATCCGGTTACGCAATGGCTTACGCTCGACGAAATCACCAACCAGCTCAATCTTTTTGCTGACGAATCGCAGGATGAATTCCTGTCGCAGCTTGAGCTGGCTACGCGCATGGCAATCGAAGATTATTTGGGTGTACCAATCTTCAATGTGACGTATCAGGCTTCCTATCTAATCTCTGGCTTGATGGCGGCTCCGGTTTCGCTAGACCTTCCCGAAGTTTCGCAAAACGGAGTCACGATCAACTGGGTCAAGTATTACAACGACCTGAACCCTCCGGTTCTAACGACGATTGCAAGCAGTCAGTATTACTATGACCCGACAGGGAATAAGTTGGTTTTGTTTGAGGTTCCCAACAACGTCAATACTTACATGACCGCTCCGATGTTGTGCCAGTACACGTTACAGGGCAGTGTTATCGGTCAGTATCCGGTGGTTAAACAAGCCGGCTTGATGCTTCTCACGCATTTCTACAACAACCGCTCTGCAATCTCCGAAGCTAAGCAATATCAGCTTCCGTGGGCGATTGACCAGTTGTTGAAACCCTATAAAACGCTGGTGATGTAATGGTCTTACGCGTTGATCAAATCACCATCAACAATCTGACGTTTGGTCTTACCAATCTTGGCGAGCAGACAACGACAGAGACTGCGTGGTTCCAAACGCGAGCAAAAGCCAAGGCTGTGCATAACCGCATTCGGACGCTTGAGAAGTTTCGGCAATACGACAACATGATTGAGTTCACCGTGAACTACACGCCTAACATGCGTACCATCTCGGATGCTCAAGAGGCTTACAGTATTTCTTTCCGCGAAAAGTCTTGGCGGATCGCTGAGGTTTACGAACACGACGATAGGCAGTGGGTAACGTTCACTTGTTACCGTAACGAACCAACGGTTGCAGTCTGATGGGTCAAAATTCAGCCGTTACCTATGCCCAGGCGATACAGGCGCAGCTAAATACTGTTTGTACGCCGACTCCGGTGTATGCGGTGTTTAACCGCAACTTTGCAACCGAGCCGACTTTTGTAACTTGGCAGCTAAGAGATGTGCATCAGCCGGTGTATACCGGGCCTCAATCAGTTAAGGGTATAGACCGACCTGTCTTTCAAACGACAGTCTTTGCTCAGCAGATGGCGAACTGTTATGCGAAGGCTCAACAGATCGTCGATGCCCTGCATGGCTATCAAGGGACGTTTGGCGGATTATTTTTTGTGGCAAAAGTCGACGTTGATTGGCTTTTCCACACATACGACAATGACAGCAAGCTACATCAAATTGTTTTAGACTCCACTTTAGATATTCCTTCGTGAGGTGAAAAATGGCACTCCCAAATAAAGTTTTACCCGGCTTCAGCGCCTCGCTATATTGCCAGCCGGGGGCTACTCCAACCGTTTTAACAACGGCCAACCTTAGCGTTTACGCTTCGACTTCTGCGATTGCTGTCTCTGGCAATCTTGTTCCGGTTGAGGCGATTCCCGCATTCGGTCAAGACGATGCGGTCGCTAACTTTGCAGTTGCTGGTTCGCGTCAATCTGACAAGATCCCGGTGCAATCTGCGCCAACTTCAATGACGGTTGTGGCTGCATGGAATCCTGCTGACACAAACCTTCTTTTGCTTCGTGCAGATGCGTACAACGGAACCATCGACCGTACGTTTGTGATTTCTGCGACAGATGGAACTAACATTGTGAACTACGCCTTCAATGGCCGCGTATCGCAGTGGACGATTGATCCTGCTCCAGGCGCAGAGGCTCAAGTTACTTTCACGATTCACCCGCGAGGCAATCAATATGGCTGGTCAAACAACACTTGATGAATTAGTTGCGCTGATGGCGGAATTCCGTGGCGACCTTCATGCAATGGCAAAAGGGCATCCCTTTACCCTTCAAGAGGTGGATGCCGCCTTATCGGAAGCCAGCCCCGGTGGGGCCGAAGCAGTCTGTCTTTCAGTGCTGAGAGCTCATGCAAAGAGCGAGTGATGATCTGCTGGCTTATCTAGTCACGCAAGCCCAGACCGGTTCCAAGAACTGGTTTGGGTATCCTCAACAAAGGCTCATCAACATTAGTCTTTGCCATAAGATCGCAGAGAACCATGCGCCAGACATGACACCAGACGAAGTAGTCAATTATGTAATTCGTCTCAACGATCTAATTTTCAAAAAGATCGTGACCAATGGGAAAGATTGAGGTTAAGGGCTTTCGAGAGTTTGAGGATTCGCTTTTAGAATTAGCTCAAGAGTTCGGCACGACCAAAGCAAGACGATCTTTACTTCCAGGCTTAAAGTCTGCGATGGAACCCGTTAAAGCCGCGATCCGCGCAAGGGTTCCTGTCGATACTGGAAAACTCCAACTCAAAGTTCGCAACGGCGCAAAGGTTGCCACGCGTAAAGACAAGTCTAAAAAGTATCTCAGCCGCGATACTGTAGCTTTTGGGTTTGTCGATGTTGGTGTTGGTTACAGGGACGCTAAGGGTGAGTACAGGCCCGCAGCCGAAGCTATAGAATTCGGTACGGCAGAGCAACCTGCTAGACCATTTATAAGAAACAGTTTTCAATCAATGGCAACATCCGCTCTTGATCGGTTAGCGTCTCTCATGAGCGCTCACATGGATCTCTGGGCGGCAAAACAACGAGCAAAGGTCAGAAAATGAGATTACAAGATAAGTTTGGTTCCGCTTTCCAAAGACAGAAGTACGCAGACATAGACTTCGCGGGACACCCGTTGAAAGTCTATCTTCCTACTCGCAAAGAAATGCTTGAGCTTGAGGGCAAGATCAAAAACCCTCCTGATGCTCTGTTAGAACAGGAATACACAAAGCTAGTCGACACGTTTGAGAAACTCTACAAGATCAATAAAACTGTAGAGGTAGAGCGTAAAGACGATGACATTGTTGTCGAGGGTCGGAGCCTGAAAGAAGCATCAAGGTTTAAGTCGCAAGAAATCATGCGTGAGATTGCGCTTATAAACTTAGTCGGTTTTGAGGAAGGGCAAGAGCTCTTTGCGCTTTCTTATGAAGACATTTCCGAATCATTCTCTCCGGCTCAGATCAAACACCTTACCGATCTAATCGAAAAGGCAGTAAATCCAGACTACAAGGAAGTCGAAAAAAACTAAAGCGGTCACTATATCGGCAGATTCGGGCGGCGATGATCTTTAACGGTCAGTCTCCCGAAGTCATAGAGAGTCTTGATGTAGTGACCACGCGAGAGTTAGAATTACTGTACCGCGATGGCATGATTGGCGCGAGACAAAACTTAATGTTGATCTCGCATCTGATGGCGATTGTTTATAACGCGTTATCTAAAAACCCAATCAAGAGTCGAGAGTTTTTCCCGCATCTGGAGGAATACTTTATCCCTCCAAACTACATGACAAGACAAGAGCGCGACTTCCTGGCATTCACAAGTCTGCCAGGGTTCAAGTCAGAGTTTTTAGACATTCTAGGGGGAAACAATGGCCGGTAAGCTAATCGCAGCCCTGCAAGTCGCGTTAGGTCTTGAGAGCGCAAAGTTCGTTCAAGAGATTGACAGGGCTAAAGCCAAAACCCGCGAAATGAAAGTAAGTGTCGACGTTCTCGGCACTGCGATGGGCGCTTTGCGAAGCCCGATGTTACTAGCCGCCGCTGCCGCTGGAACATTTGCCACTTCATTTTTCAAAGCCGCAGATGCCGTTAACGACTTCGCTGAAGGCTCGGGTTTAGCGATTGAGGAGGTCTTAGCCCTACAAAGCGCGATGGTGCAGTCAGGGAAAGAAGCCGATAACGCTGCACAAATGTGGGATCGGTTCTCGGTAACGCTTGGTGCTGCCGCCGACGGTCAAAAGGAACAAGCCGATCTGTTTAGAGAGTTAGGCGTAAGTATCGCTGACGCTGGCGGTCTTTTAAGGCCCGAAATCGACATCTTCCGCGACCTAACCTCGGTTCTTTCCGGCATGAGCGCTGGCGCGGAAAGGGCTCGATTACAGGTTCAATTGTTTGGTAAGCAATTTGGCAACCTTGATATTTCTAAGATTGACCAGTTATCCCGAAACACCGACAAGTTCTCAGGCGAAGCGAAGAAGGGTGTACTAGCTATCGGTGAGATTGGCGACGCTATCGACCAGATGACTGAGAAGGCAAAGATCGGCTTTCTTACGCTGATGGGTAAAGCGCGTGACGCGTACATGGGCGTTAAAAAGTTTCTCGGATTTGGCGAGGAAGAAGCCGCTGTTCCCGCTCCAGTGGTTGGTGTTACGCAGGGTGGAAGGCAATCCGGTACACGCGTAAAAGCCGTAAAAGATTCTGGCGCTGAGTCTGCTGCTAAAGCGTTAAAGACTTATCTTGAGGGCTTAGACGCGCAGATTCTTAAGCTGAAAGAGGGCGAAGAAGCGGCGATGCGTTTTGAGGCCGCGAAATCTGGCGGCGCTGCCGGTGTTGCGAAAATGGAGGAAATCATTCGTCTGCGTCGGGAGGAAGCCGAGCAGCAAGAAGAAATGATGAGGCTTACCAAAGAAGCTAATCAAGAGCTCGCCGCTATGGAAGATCTGCGGAAGATGCGCCAGGATCAAATTGTCAAAGATTACGAGCGCGAAGTCGAGATCGAAAAAGAACGTATGCAAGTGATGTTAGATCTTGGGCAGCAAGCAGAGATCATGGCTAACAAGCAATGGGAAGACATGCAGGAAAAGAAAAAAGACGGTCAAGAGCAATTAGAACTATTAGAAGACATTCGGGATGGGTTTAAGTCAATAGGCACAACGATTGTCGAGGCATTCATGTCGGGCAAGTCTGCCGCGCAAGCATTCAAATCTGCCCTTTCCTCCCTTCTTCAAAAGCTAGCTTCTAGATCGTTAGATAAATTCTTAGACACTATTTTTAAATCAAACATCACGGGCGCTCCTTCATTGTTTGAAAACTTCATGTCTAATGTTCCCGTTCTTGGCAGCATTTTTGGTAAGCGAGCCGGAGGCGGTCCGGTCAACTCCGGCGCTCCGTATCTTGTAGGAGAAAGAGGGCCAGAACTCTTTGTTCCAAGTATGGCCGGCCAAGTTGTTCCGTCTTACGCGATGAGCGGAGCATCCACAGTTAACAATTACAACATCCAAGCAATCGACGTTAAGTCTTTCGAGGAAAGAATCATGGGTAGCAACCGAGCGGTTTGGGCGGCTAATTCCTACGCTCAGAAATCGCTATCACCGCGAGGCAGAGCATGAGCTTTCAAACCATCCTAGACATCAGCCAGACCATCACGGTCAATAACCGGCGCATGGTCGGCCAGCAATACTCAAGATCGGGGCAAGTAAGAACGGCTCAATATGTAACTTCTGTTCCTTGGGTGTTCACTGTCAAACCTCACGCTTTTCTTTACTATCCCCAGGTTCGGGATGTGATCCAGACCATTGACAACCTTGACAGACAGACAGCGGCGACGATCACGTTTAGCTCGACGAACCTTCAATGGTTCACGGCCTATCAGGGTCAACTCAGTTCTGTGCAAGCTGCGGCGCTTACGCTCGCTTCTGTTCCAGCCGCAAATGCAACGACTATTTCTGTGGGCAACTTACCCTCGGTTGCTAGCGGAACTATCGTTTTTGCTGCTGGTGATTTCCTACAGATAGGAAACTATCCTTATAAGGTAACGACTCAAGTCTTGAGAGGTTCAGGATCAACTGTTAGCGTCACACTTCATCGACCGGTAATCGGCACTCCATCTGCCGGAACGCTCACCGCTGTCGGATCTGCTTGTACGTTTTCTGTAGTCGCTGAGGTTTGCCCGACTTATACGTTAAGACCAATGACCAACGGGGCGTTTGTGGATTGGGATGCTGATTTCGTCTTTCGGGAGAATGTGCAATGAGTACCCCAATGACAGCGCTTTCTAGCGAAAGCATTACCCACGGTGAATTTGTAAAACTCACAACCTCGACAACAACCTATACGTTTTGTAATGCTGCCGCTGCAATTACTGTCGGCGGCAATACGTTCTCAGGATTGGGAAGCCTTCTTTCTGTCGGTGCGGTCAATCGAGAGATTAAAGCGACTTCGATTGATATGGTGATTGGGCTGATAGGCATTGACCCAACAAACATTTCATTGGTCTTGGGAACAAACATCAAGGGCTCGACCGTAGAGATTTGGCGCGGGTTCTTTGATTCTAATTATCAGATCATCACAAGCCCTAGCACTCAGTTTTTTAAGCGCTATCAGGGCATCGTCTCTAATATGTCCATCACGGAAGATTGGGACGAAAACGCACGAAGCAGGACAGCGACGTGTTCCATCTCGTGTTCTTCTTTCCGGTCGATTCTTGAGAATCGGATCGTAGGGATAAAAACCAATCTCACGACGTGGCAACAGCGCTATGCCTCTGACACGAGCATGAGCAGGGTTGCAGCTATCGCCGGTCAATACTTTGACTTTGGAGCCCCTCCTAAGTCTGGCTCACAGTCAGATACCCAATTACCCGACCCTAACGATATAAGTCAAGCAGGATGAGAGAAGCGACAAAATACGATGTGCCTCATCTTATTGAGATGATGAAGGCGTATGCAGACGAGGCAGGCATAGAAGCCTTAAAGCACAATCAAAACGAACCGCAAGTCCGAAACCTTTTCGATCAGATGATTCACGGCAGAGGATTTGTTTTGGTTGATGACAACCTGCACGGATTTCTTGCTGCGTACATCACAAGAAACTTTTGGAATCGCTACGTCAGAGAGCTTCACGAAGTAGCATGGTGGGTCATGCCTGAGTATAGAAATACAAGTCTCGGTGGCAGGCTTTGGTTGAGATTTAACAAACTTGCTCAGTACATGTTGGACTCTAAGCGGGTTGACATTGTGTGCACAAGCCTCATGCCATCTAGTCCTGACATTGACTACACACGATACAAATACAAGCCCTTGCAAGCTACCTTCTTTCGAGAGTAAATCATGCCCGGATCAATTATTGCAGCTTACTTTTTCACGGCAGGGACTTTTGCGTTTTACGCTACTGCGGCGGCAATCAATTTTGCGGTTTCTTTTGTTGTCACGAGAGTTTTTGGATCCAAACCTCCGAATTCTCAAGACACGGGCGCAAGGCAACAGGTCCCTCCAGCTAACAACAACTCAATCCCTGTCGTTTATGGTGATGCGTGGCTAGGTGGCGTTTTTGTCGATGCAGTATTGTCGATCGATCAAAAGACGATGTATTACGTCTTGGCGATCTCATCCATATCGACAGACGCATCCGCCTCTTTCTCTTTTGATCGTCAAAAGTTTTACTATGGCGATAGGCTTATAACATTTGACACAACAGATTTAACTAAAGTGGTGTCATTAACAGATGGAGCGTCGCCTCCAAATGTGGACGATAAGATTAGCGGAAAACTTTATATAAGCCTTTACACATCGACAAATGCTGGCGTTATAACGGCGGTCAACGGGACCGCTCCGCATGTGTTTATGGGAGGGGCGGATATTGCCGCCGCGTTACGCTGGCCTTCATCTGGCCGGCAGATGAACGGTTTGGCTTTTGCAATCGTCAAACTGGTTTACAACGCTGATGCAGGAACGACCGGTCTTCAGCCAATTACTTTTTATTGCAAGCACTACCCAAAAGGCGGGACTGTAGCAAAGCCTGGAGATGTTTGGTACGACTACATGACCGACGCTCGATACGGCGCAGGCATGACGGGATTGGTTGATTCCACAAGCGCTACTGCTCTTAATACTTATTCCGATCAAACAATCACCTACACGCCAGCCGGCGGAGGGTCTGCGACACAAGCTCGATACAGAATTAACGGGGTGGTTGACACAGGAAAACCCGTTCTTGATAACGTCGAGAAGATGCTGGAATGCTGTGACTCTTGGATGGCATACAACGCGGCATCAGGTCTTTGGTCGATTGTTATCAATAAAGCGGAAACGTCTTCGTTCTCTTTCAACGATACAAATCTTATCGGTGAAATCAGAGTCTCTGCTATAGACATCAACCAGCAGATCAACCAGATTCAAATTGAGTTCCCATCTAAGCTAAACAGAGACCAACCTGATCTTGTTTACATGGAAACCCCTGCTGGTCTTTTGTATCCAAACGAACCCGCTAACAGGCAGACCACAACGCTAGAGTTTACAAACGATTCTGTGCAAGCTCAGTATCTGGGAAATAGAAGGCTGGAGCAAGCGCGAGAGGATCTGATCGTTACGATCACTTCTACCTATCCTGGCATTCAGGTGGATGCGGGTGATGTTGTAGACATTACTAACGCGGACTACGGATGGACGAACAAACTATTCCGCGTTATGAAAGTCTCGGAGGCGACAGTTGACGATGGCAACCTTGGCGCAACGCTTGAGCTTTCTGAATACAACGCTGTCGTTTATGACGATGCGACGATTACTGCGTTTACTGCCGCTCCA